GGGCACAAGCTGACAACGCCGAAGACGCACCCGCTACTAGCAGCTAGTATAGTTTAATCTCACAATGCTGCGCGGTCTTTTCTTATATCTCTAGACCGCGCAGCATACTTGTAAGGAAACATAAAAATGAATCGATATGAAATAAACAGGATTGCTACCACTATACTGTCTGACATAGATCACTATGATTCATATCATGATATGCTACGGATAATTAACAGCATATCTATGATATTATCTGAGATAGTTGACATAACAGAAACCGAACTAGACGCCGTTTTATCTCATAAGTTTGCAATAAATCAATCTGAGATTGTGTGCTTACATGGGGATATAATGATAATCCGCGCGGTGCTTCACATGTTAGCACTTGACACCTGGCTATTCTATGACAAAAGCTTTGCTAACATATCAGACTTCCATGAACTATACACCGATTATCAAATTGAATACCATAACGCGGACGATCTTAAGCAGCTTATATCATGCCATATCGATATGTTAAACCGTGCGTTAATCAGTATAGGCCGTATTACACATACCAAAATAACTACAATATCAACAGACTAGACCGTAGACTATCACCGGGGGTAACGTTGGCCGACCGCGGCCGCGTTACCGCATCTCCGGCACCCCCCTCGTACATTTCTGACACTTTCAAAATCGGATGATGACTTGACGGTAAGGCCAAACTACCCTATCATTTGAGCATGACATACAAACAAGACCCTAATAACGCCAATCGTGGTACACCTGAAGGTCGAGAGGCTGTTCGTCGTTCCCTTCAGCGTCTTCGTGCTGGCCGTTCTATTGTTGTAGACAAGGAAGGCTACATCATAGCTGGCAACAAGACCTACTCTGAGTGGGACGGGCCAACTGTAGAGGTAGAGACAGATGGTTCCTCGTTGGTTGTGGTCAAGCGCCGCGACTTAGACCTTCTCAACGATCCGGAGGCGCAGGAGCTATCTATAGCGGACAACCGTTCTGCTGAGCTTGGCTTGGCTTGGGACATAGAGGCCCTCGAGGAACGGCTCACCGAAGAATCCAGCTACCTTTTTGACGCTTCCGATCTCAAGTCTCTCCGCGACATAGAGGCATCGAACCGCCCGCCTGTCTCTGAGGACTCGCCAGTGCTCTTAGCTGATCTCGACCACTACCGCGAGAAGTGGGGTACTGCCGATGGGCAATTGTGGCAACTTGGCCCGCACATGCTACTGATCGGATCTTCGACAACAGACGCCATACTGCCCCCCCTTCAGGCTAGCGGTCGGGTGGCGAATCTACTCTTTACCTCGCCCCCTTACTGGTTGGGCAAGGAGTATGAGAGTGAGCAGAACTTGGCCGAGATAGACAACTTTGTCAAAACCGCAGTTCAAGCCTGGATGGGGGTAATCGCGCCAGACAACACGCGTGTGGTCATCAACACGGGCTTGGGCAGTTTGCACCGCATTGACAAGCATAGGCCCATGGAGCAGTTGCTACTTGTGGACAAGTGGACAAACGCCTTGCGCGAGCAAGGTTGGCTTTTACGTCACCTGCGAATTTGGAACAAGCATTCTACTATCCCTAAGAAGGTGAGCCGCAAGGCCGACTTTATGGAACAGCGTTTTGAGCACCTGGCCCTTTACACGCACGACAGCATAGATTGGGACTACCTAGCAACGTTCTACTCCCCTACTGGTGATCAGCGTGGTCGTCAGTTCCTGCAAGAGCCGTGGCCCCTCTTGGGCATTTGGGACGATTTGACCAACGACCCTTATGTGGGAGGCAAGCACGTCGCCGCTTTCCCTTTGGAGCTGCCGGAGCGTTACATACGTATGTACACCGGTCTTGGTGAGTTGGTCTTTGACCCCTTCTCAGGTTCTGGCACCACCATCTTAGCCGCCCATCGCCGCGAGCGCGTTGCTTATGGTGTGGAGCGAGATCCGAGAATTGCTGCCGCCGCGTTAGAACGTTTCCACCAAACAACAGGAATTGAACCTTATGTCACGCAAACCTAAACTACCACCGGTGCCGGAGAAGGCGACGCTTGCTTACCGCAAGATGCCTGACCGCGTTGATGTCACGGACGCGCAGATTGCTGACGCCATTTTGCACGCTCGTGGCAACCTTGCTCTTGCTGCGAGACGCCTTGGCGTAGGGCGCCAGTTTGTTGACCGGCGTGTGAGAGGCAACAGCTACTTGACTGAGTACCTTGAAGACGTTCGAGAGTCGCGCATAGACCATGTTGAGGACAGCTTATACAACCAGTCATTGTCAGGCAACACCCAGGCCACCATCTTTTTCCTTCGCACGCAGGGTAAGGGAAGGGGTTATGACATCAACAATGGCACGACTATCAACCTGACGCGTATTGACTACGCCAACATGACCACGGAGCAGCTCAAGCGTCTTGCCAGTGGTGAGAGTCCTGAAGCCGTTCTAAACAGAGAGAGCGAGATCATTGACGTCGAATACAGCGATCCTGGCTGAACTTGAGTTAAGACGCCGCGAAGAGATAGCGACCATAGCCGAGGACTGGCAAAAATGGCTCAAACGTCTCTACGGCGACTTGCTCAACAAGCCCTTTGCCGAACATCACGCCAATTTCTACCGCTGGTTATGGTCGATAGATGAGAAACGCCCGAACCCTTACATCATGATCCTCGCTCGAGGCGGTGGCAAGTCGGCTTCTGCTGAGGCCGCAGTCATCGCCTTGGGCGCGTTGGGGAAGCGGAGCTACGGCCAATATGTGCGTGCTACGCAAGATCAGGCAAACGAGTCTATTGCCAACATCATGACATTGCTAGAGGACCTCTCCATTGAGGAACTCTACCCCCATCTTGGAGACAGAAAGCTTGGCAAGTTCGGCCAAAAGAAGGGATGGCGCCGCGACTACATCCACACACTGAACGACTTTGTGATAGAGGGTTTCGGCCTTGACTCTGCCCAACGTGGTAGCCGCGTTGACAAGCGTCGTCCTGACTTCTTCATCATGGATGACATCGACGAGCTGAACGACTCACCGGCAGTGACCGAACAGAAGATCAATACCCTTTCCCGCTCATTGTTGCCGGCCCTCGCTTCTAACGCGGTCATCATAGGCATCCAGAACCTGATCTTGCCCGATGGCGTCTTTGCTCGTTTTGCCAACAAGACCACCAATTTTTTAACCGATGCTATTGTCGTCGGCCCCATTCCCGCGGTAGAAGACCTCGCCTTTGATCTGAGCGAAGATGGGCTCTACCACATCACCCACGGCACACCCACTTGGGCAGGCCAATCCCTCGAAGACTGCGAAAACTTCATACGCACCTGGGGCTTGACCAGCTTCCTACTCGAAGGACAACACGAAGTGCAACGCGTTGAAGGTGGTGTTTTCAACCACCTAGAGTACCGTCACGTTGCACTACACGAAGTGCCACAACTGCTTCGCATAGTTACATGGCTCGATCCTGCGATCACATCGACTGACCAATCTGACAGTTGCGCCATACAGATAGATGGCATAGCTGAGGACGACACGATCTACCGTCTTTATTCCTGGGAGCGTATTGCTTCGCCTACTGAGGCAATAGAGCACGCCATACTCAAAAGCATCCAGCTTGGCGCTACCAAGGTTGGCATTGAGACTGACCAGGGTGGTGACACCTGGGTGACAGTCTATGAAGCAACTTTGCATAAGATGATTGAGAAAAAGCTCATTCCGGAAGACATTGTTTATCCTGCTTTTGACTCTGAGAAGGCATCAACCTCTGGTGGTTCCAAGATGCAGCGAGCGCGTCAGGAGTTGACAGATTATGAGAATGGTCGCATAGTTCATGTCTTAGGAACGCATACCGTTCTTGAACACGCGTTGAACAGGTTCCCCAAGCAAAAGCCTTACGATCTTTTTGACGCTTCTTTTTACTCGTGGTACGACTTGCGAGGTAAACCTAAACAGTATAAAGCTGGCCTATGGGGGCAGAACAATGGCTAACGAACTTTTGACCAGAACACTTATGGTGAACGCGCTGCTTGACCGTTACTTTGGCGCCGGTGTCTCTTTCTCTACGCACGAGGGCAACAGGGACATGTACCTTGTGCTTGGCTATCCTAACGATCTTGACTACGACTACTATCTTGACCGTTATACACGTCAGGACATTGCTTCTCGTATTGTCGAGTCTGCACCAGAAGCTACCTGGGCAGACGACCCTATCATCTACGATGGCAAGCCGCCAGCTCTGCACACGTTCGAGCTACAAGGCACCGAGTTTGAACGTGCTTTCCTTCATCTTTGCAAGCGCCTTCCTATCATTTCCCGCATTGAACGCGGCGACATTGTTTCAGGTATTGGCGATTTCGGCATCTTGCTTATTGGCCTCAAGGACGGGCGCGATCTTGATCAGCCTGTTGGCTTCATCCGTTCTCCCGATGACATAGCGTACTTGACCCCTTACCGGGCCGGTTCCATCGACATCAAGGAATGGGACGACAACACAGCGTCGGAACGTTACGGCCAGCCTGTGCTCTACACTGTCAGCATCAATGATGGTAAAGGAGGCGAGCAAGCCGTAGAGATCCACTGGTCAAGGATCATCCACCTTGCCGAGGATAGCGACGATGGCATTATCGGCAGACCTCGCCTGCAGGGAGTCATCAACCGTCTCATTGACCTTGAAAAGCTTGTTGGTGGTGGATCCGAGGCTACATGGAAGCTTATGGACAAGGGCTATACCTTCGACGTCTCCCCTGAGTTCAGCCTTGACGAAGAAGATGAAGAAAAGATGCTCACTCAAATCCAGGAATTTGAACATGGACTTCGCCGCATTCTGTTAACCCGAGGGGTTAACGTTTCTCAGCTTGGTTCTGACGTAGTAGACCCTACCGGTCTTTTCGACATCATCCTTAGCCTCATCAGCGCACACACCAACATTCCCAAGCGTATGTTAGTCGGCTCTGAACGCGGCGAGCTTGCCAGTAGCCAGGACGAGAAGAACTGGGCGAAAGTCATCAATCGGCGCAGAACGCGCTACGCCGAACCGTTCATACTTCGTCCTTTCATTGACCGTCTGATCTTGATTGGCGCGCTTCCTCAGCCCATCAACGGCGAGTATGACATTGCGTGGCGACCTGTGATTGACCTCACTGAAGTCGATCAGGCTCGCGTCACATCTTCTGTGGCCGCTTCTATTGCTTCTGTTGCTCAATCTCCCAACATCATTACATCGCAGGAGTTCCGCAAAATCTTCTTACGCATCCCGGCTGAGCCTGAAGAAGGCATGGGCGAGCTGAGAGAGGACCAATCCCAACTACCCGAACAAGATGGCACCTATCAGGCCAAGCCCCAATCTGTGGCAGATCGCCAGGTGCAAGGCCGTTACGTTTCCAACATAAACGAACTACTAGCCTTGTTTGAACAAGATGCCAGATCTGAATCGTCGTGAGCAATTGAGGGAACTCCTCAGCCTTGGCTATGATGTCTATGATGCTGAACGCATCCTTCAGGCAATAGCCAACCCCATCACAGCACTTATCGATCCCATCGACGTTTTTGCTGCTTCTATCCACTGGTACAAAATCACACCGGAAGCTAAAGCACGTGTGCTCAACCCAACTGATCGCGAATAGAGAGTTCTTCTATGATGAGGATGCGTGCCGCTACTATCATAGCAACGGCAGGGCTGTTAGCGAGTCCTGGCTTGACGATCTCGTACAATCCACAACAGCTACCTACGACAGACAGGTAACCAAGCTTGTCAACAGCCTTTATGATGATAACTTGCACCCCGATGTTTTCCGTCAGGCTCTACGCTTCGAGTTAAAAAACGCCGGCCTTCAATACTCAGCTCTTGCTGTTGGTGGCTTTGATCGCCTTGACAACACCCATTACGGCCGCATTGGTGGCATTCTCGGTTCCGACTACAGGCGCATTGACACGCTCATCGAAGGCTACATGGATGGAACGGTTAGCCGTGCTCAAGCCCTCAACCGTGGCACTATGTATGTTGGCAACATCCGTCGCACCTTCTACCGCGGTCGTTGTCTCGATTCACGAGAAGGCATCGTCGTTATCGAACGTCGTTTCCTCGGTGTTGCAGAACATTGTAGTGATTGCGTCAACTATGCCGACGAAGGTTGGCAACTCGCTGGCACCCTTCCCCCTCCCTGCGAAGATTCTCAATGTCGTTCTAACTGCCGTTGTTCCATGCACCGGCGCTCTATACCTGCATCTGAGGCTGAAAAATGGATAGGGAGCCGGAGGAGAAGGTAACCATTACCGAACTTCATATCGTCCGAGCCTTACAGGCCAAGAACGATCACGAACTTGTCACCTTCCTTCGCAAACGTGATATGCAACGTCGCCGCGAGTACATCCGACTTGCCAACGAGATAGATAGGGTATGGCGCACCTATGACGAAGAAAATTCATAGACTTATCCTCATCCTCATTTTTTTAGCACTTATGTTCTCATGCGTCTTTTTTGACGGTGAACCTAGCGGTTCTATCAAATCACCTAGTGGAAAGACTGAACTATCATGGTAGAACAAATGTACCCACAGCAACTAATGAACCTCGCCCAGCGCGAGGGTCTGTCTGCGCGCGATCTACACATTATCCTCTCAGCTTCTCCCGAACTATGGGCCAATCAGTTCGCCAAGATCAGAGGCGAACCCTATAGCATCTGGCGACGCTTCTATCAGCTCTACCTCTACTCCGACGCTTGGCGCCAGAAAAGAGAACAAGTGTTCTATAGTAATGGTCGTTATTGCCAGCGTTGCGGTGCCAGGGAGAACCTGCACATTCATCATTTGCGCTATGACCGCGTTGGAGATGAGCCGCTTGACGCCTTGATGGTGCTCTGCAAGGATTGTCACACCAAGGAGCACGCTTAGCCCCCCCATCCCGGCTTGCGTAGTGGTTAAAACTATAGTACGATCTTGTTGCTTCTTCCTATTTTGGGAATGGTTGGATTGAGACAGAACCGGTCTTTACAGGCCGGTTCTACCATTTATGGACATAGTTAGTTAGAGTGTTCTCTAACTAACTATCGCAACAGACATGTGCCGGATGTTCCCCCGCCTTATCTTACCACATGTTCATCGTTGACACAATCGAACATTTTTGCTATCTTTAGCACAGATCCACCTTTTGCCCCGGTCCATCGACCGGGGTTTTTTCTTTTTTTGGTGACCTATGTTTCTAACAAATGCCAGTTTTGATTTAGGTTCATTACGCTATGTCACGGAGGGATCGACTAATTACTTAGTCCTTCCTACTGTTGCTGTCGTTGAAGGCGTTTTGAATGATAGTCTTGTCCTTATGAAAGACTTGGAGACTAGCCTGGATGGGTGGGAGGTGCCTATTGTCATCAATCATCCTTTAAACGCCAAAGGTGAGCCAATCAGTGCAAAGTCCGATAACGTCATGCACTTTGGTCTTTTCCGAAATGCCACCATTGATAACGGCAAAATGAAGGGTGAGTCTTGGTTTGACATAGGCAAAGCAGCCAAGGCCAACGGTGATGCTGCCAGAGTCTTGAACCAGCTACAATCTGGTCGAATGATTGAGGTTAGCACCGCTTATTTTGCAGACCTTGACCAAACCCCAGGTTCTTTCGGAGGTAAGCCTTATAAGTTTCTCACCAAAGCCATTCTACCAGACCACTTAGCTTTTTTGCCTGATCATCAGGGCGCTTGCAGCATTCAAGACGGTTGCGGTGTTCCTAGAATCAATCATCTCACACAGGAGACAACTATGCGAGATATTATCATCAACATTCTCGTTGAGCAGGGTTTCACCCAAGAAGCACTTGAAGCCATGACCGACGAGGAATTGCTGGCTGCTTATCAGACGCCGCCAGCAGTCGAGGAACCGGTAGAGGAACAACCCGAGCCGGTGACAAACAGCAGTGACATTGATCCAGAACCTGCTAGCGAACTCTCCGCGATTGAGCAATTTATCGCCAATCATGGGGAAGCCAGGGTGCTGGAAGCGCTTGAAACGGCAATGAACAACAACATCACGCAACGCGCCAACCATGTTGCTGTCATTGTTGCCAACAGCGAGATGGCAGAGGATGACCTGAAGGACCTCCCCCTTGCCACTCTCGCAAAGATGGCGAAAGCGTTTGAACCTAAGACGGCAAACTTTGCGGGAGCATCCCCCTTTGTGCAAAGGGAAACTTCCGAATGGGAAGCCTACGAAGCTCCACAGATGTAGGAGATATAACACATGGCTAAATCTACAAAAAGCGTTATCCTGGTCACTCGCAATGATAATGACCGTCCCATCTTTGAGGCTAAGGCTGATGCTGGCATTACCCCAGGTATGGCACTCAAGATCACTGCCACTGGTGTCGCCCTTCAGAATGCCACCATTGGAACGGCAATCCCATTGCTCTTTGCAGACGTCAACCCGTACATCACGCCGACTGTCGGCCTTACGCCGACTGCGGCAATCGACACCGCTTACACGACTGGACAGACCACACGCTATTTCTACGCTCAGCCGGGAGACATTGTGAATGTCATCCTGACTGACGGTGAAAGTGCGTCCGTTGGCTCTGCTCTTGGTGTTACCGCTGGCAAGATGGTTGTGGTAGCCGATCCTGCTACCAACAACACTCAGGTCATCGGCTTTGCCACTGAAGCGGCTGCCCCATCTGGCGCGGATGGTCGCGTCAAAATGCTTGTGAGGTAAACATGACAGACATCCAAGTAGCAGATTTCAACACAACTGAAGGCGCAGCCGTTGTAGAACAGGCAGGCCGCCCGCTTCGCGTCAATAAACACACTGGCGTCGTGCAGGTTTCTACCCCTCGTGGCATCGTGGTCAACTCCCTGCTCCGCAAAGATGAGTGGGAGGAAATGGACTCGATGGTCATGGAGGCCGCAGTCGCCCCTCTCAGGCTTGTCAATGACTTGACGAGCCGTGGCCTTGTCCGGCAGCACAACTCTATCGGTGTGCAGCTCTCCACCTGGAGCGTTGCCAGTGAGATGGACGCAGCCAGCATTTCAATGACTGGCCGATCTCAAGGAAATGAAGATCGCCAGGAGTTTGATCTGAGGGGTGTGCCCATCCCGATCACATGGAAGGACTTCACCATCGGCACTCGCGAGTTAGAAGCCAGTCGTCGTTTTGGCGAGACCGTTGATGTGACCAATGCTCAGGCCGCTGCACGTGTGGTGAGTGAGAAGCTGGAAAGTATGTTGCTTGCCGGTGACAGCTCTATCAACTTCGGCAGCTCCGTCATTTACGGCTACACCAATCACCCGCACCGCGCCACAGACACTGCTACCAACTATGGCGGTGGGTCATGGGTCACCGATGCTGCGGACTCTGTTCTGACTGTTCAGGGTATGATTAGTGCTGCCAAGGCTCAAAACCACTATGGGCCTTACGTCCTCTATCTCCCGCTCAATCTCTACTCGATTGTCGCTCACACCTACCCTGCCAGTTTAGACATCTCGTACTTGCAGCGTTTGCTAAGCTGGCCGGAGATTCAGGCTGTGGTCGAAATCCCGACGATGACTTCCGGGCAGGTCTTGCTTGTCCAGATGACACGCAACGTGGTGGAGTGGGGCCAGACATGGTCTACTCGCCTTGTTGAGTGGGTTAGCCCTGATGGATGGACCAATCATTTCCGAGTTGTCGCCATTCAGGTGCCACGCATCAAGAGCGACTATAGCGGCAATTCCGGAATCGTACACGCTACCGGCGCAAGCTAATGAAAGCTAAGGTCTTAGCCCCTTACGGCATGTTCAAGCAACATCAACCGGGCGACATCATTGAAGTGACAGAAGTTGAACTTGAGTCGTTCCCTGACAAGCTTGAACTTGTCGTTGAGGAAAAGCCAAAGAGCACACCTAAGCGCACTACCAAAAAATGACAATTAACGAAGATGACGTTCTGCACATCTTAGATGTAGAAATCTCCCTGTCTGACATAACGCCGCACCTTGATCTTGCAAAGTTAATCGTTTCAGAAGACCTTGCAGGGTCAAGCCATAGCGCAGCCAGACTTGATGAGATCACGCGTTGGTTAGCTGCACATCTTGTCTCTATAGAACATCCTCAGGTGTCACAGGAACGTTTTGGCTCATTGAGCCAGACGTATGATGTTCCATTCACCCAAAGTTTGGATGCTCTTGACACGACTCGCTACGGCAGGCACGTCAAGTTCCTTGACACATCTGGCGTACTGGCGAAGATGAGCAAAACAACGCAACGTCCTTGGTTAACTGTCGTTAGTGAATACGACGATGCCTAGATCGGCACGTGTGCGTTTTACTTCCAACTTAAAGGATCCACAACGAGCATTTCTTATTGCTACTCGTGATGCCGCTCGTGAAGCTGGCAGGATCATCAAGGAAGAAATACGCAGCAATATACCACCTGGCGGCAAAGGCCGGTTTCCTGGTTGGGAGACCGGCTCTAAGCCGGAGACAGGGAGTTTGAAGACCTCGATTGTCGCCCAGGCACCGCGTCGTCATGGTAATGGTTGGAGTGTTCATGTGGGTGTCCAACGCACCCGCAAGGCTGCTTTATACGCGGAAATTCATGAAAGCGGGCGCATTATACGCGCCCGTAACGTTGAATTTATGGTTTTCACGAACATCTTTACCGGCGAACTTATCCATCGTCGTACTGTCGTGATTAAACCTAAACACTACTTTGCCGATGGTGTGCGCGTTGGCGCTACCAGAGCTGTCTTTGAACTAGATGGTAAGTTTCTAGGTATGTTGAACTTATGACCATTTCAGGCGCCGGTGCATTTGTAAGGGTGAATAGACGTTTTGGCAGACCATGCCTGCGCGCTATCAAACCTTTTAGCGAATGGTTGCCAGATGGGTATAGCTACAACCGATCCTATGATCGATTTGAAGATGCTGGCGGCTCACCTCTGGCTGATAGTGCGCTTAGCACACATTGGACCTACGATCTCGTTCTTTTTGTCCCTAACTCTAATGACGAGACGTTACCCATTCTCATAGCTTCCGGTGTTGTTGAAACTGGTAGCCGAAGTGTTATCATTAAGTCCGACAAACTAACCATACTCAAAGACGCTTGGCGCCTTGTCATTGGCGATGAACGCTTCATCCTTCAATCACATGTAGAGCAAGCCGATTGGGTTAATTGTGTACTTAGCAGAATGGACACATACCGATGACGACACTGATCGACTTAACCGAATGGTTAGCGGCTGAACTCAACACACTGTTTGGCATACCGGTCATCCTCAACTACCCAGGTTATGGTAGACCGCTCGTTAATGAAAAGGCTGTCTCCTTCTCCCTCGTTCGTCTGGCTCCGGCATCAGAGTTTTTTGGTGCATTCAAACTCATTGCAGATTACACTGTCAGCATCCACATTGCAGACGAATATGATTTCCAGAGCTTACTTAGCAACTTCCTATCATGGATGAGACAGCCCAACGAACTTGCCAACACCGAGGTAACTATCGGTGAAGGCAACAGAGTAGAGTACCAGGACCTTGAAGTGGGCGGCTCGCGATTCGACTTCATCATCTCCATCAATTTTTAGAGAGGTATAAACCATGGCATTACCATCAGCCAATACCCCAACTCGTATTCACTCCGATTATGTGTTTGTCAAGGTTGCTGACTCGCTCGCTAATCTGACATCATCCCCTATCAACATTGGTCAGGCAACCAACTATTCGATGGGAGAAAGCTCAGGTGAGGATAGCTGGCGAACCTTTGGTTCTGGCGAGCAGCTTGAAGCTGAGAACATCACCTATGACGCGGGTATAACCGTCTTGAGGGCACATAGCCAGGACGAACTCTATGCCCTGCTTGGCGTGTTCTCTGCACCTACACCGGGCGACAAAATACGCCTTGACCCCACTGCCGAAATTTGGGTACAACTGGACTTCTATACCAAAGCTGGCGTACCGGTTGGCAAAGAAATTTGGGAAGCTGTCAAATGGCGAACCCTTACAGCCAGCCTTGATGCTGACGACTACGCCCAGCTCGTGTTTGAGGGCCTTGCTACTGATAAGTACGAGGTAGCTTTGTAATGACGAAAAAAGGAGAAGAAACGATCCTCGATTTACCCGAGTATCAAAAGCCGGCAGTCTCACTCAGCGATCATGTCAATGGTCTTGGTATGTACTTTGAAGTAGGTGGGCGACAGTTCTACTTACGCCCACCTACACCAGAGGAAATGAACGATGTTGAACTTCTCTGTTCCATTGAAGCCAGAACAGTCGCTCTGCGCGATGATGTTGTAGCGTTATCCAAGCAACCAGCTCCTGCAGAAGAAGTTGAAGCTCTCAAAAGCGTGGCTAAACTTCAGCACAAGGCGCTTATTGCCGAGGAAGACAATCCCGAACTTGTTAAGTATTGGGACGAGCGCATGGAACGCTTGTACTCCTTGTTGGAGAAACGCACCAGTGCAACATCCATCATAGATGAACATGTCGGCCGTTATCGCAACACTTACATGGCTCAAAAACTGTTGCAAGATGCTGACGGTAAGCCAGTTGACTTTAACGCATTATCGCCTCGAGTACGCACAGCTATCCTTGAAAAAGTTTCTGTTTATCTTTCTGAGATCAACTTGCTCCCTTTCGGTTAAGGGGTGCGGCGCGTACCAAATTTATCTTATTAGACAGGTTCGGTCAGTGGCCTTTACCAACTGAAGGAAATAAGCTTACTGCCGCTCAATCTATTATTTTGGCCGAATCTATTTCGCCGCGAAAAATTGAAGATAAATTAGGGCCTATGCACCCTCTCAGGGCAATTGATTTTTTGGAGATGGCCTCTAATGGCAAATAACGTTAACATAGATATCCTGGTCCAAGATCAGTTTTCCAAAAATATCAATTTGCTCAACAGCTTAATGAAGGATGCAGCCGTTCAGGCTAAAGTCCTTGATAAGGAGCTGGCCGATGCGTTTGATATTGGGTTTAGGGCAAAGTCAGGCAATTTATTTGGGTTAAAGCCTGGCACTATAGTAAGCACACAAGACGTAGCGCGTCTTGCTGCCGCACGCAGACAAACAGAAGACCTCACCAATTCATTAAAGGGGTATGACAGGCAGCTTAGCAATATTTCTAATACCAATACACGCGCTACAGGTTCATTTAACTTGCTCCGTGGTTCTATAGCTGGCTTCACCGCTGCCTTTGCTGTCCGTCAGGTATCACAATACATTACTGAAGCATCTCAATTAGCTGCTGTCAACCAATCTGTAGAATCATCATTTTTATCTCTTGCTGATTCATACGGCATTTCTTCTAATAGATTACTTAGCGATCTAAGAACAACTGCCGCAGGCTATATACACGAAACAGATTTAATGCGTGTTGCCAACCGTGGTTTGCTTGCCGTTGGCGAAGAAATGGCAAGAAATTTGCCACGATTACTAGAGATATCCATAGCAGCCGCCGCAGCCACTGGTGAAAAAGCAGATTACGTTTTCAAGACGTTGATCGATGGTATCAGCCGTGGTGAACCCAGACTTATTGACAATGCCAGCATCTACATTAAGCTTGGTGATGCTGTCGAAGAATATGCTGCAAGTATAGGTAAATCATCTGATGAATTAGACCAATACGAGCGCCGTATTGCCACTATGAATGCAGTGCTTGCTGAAGCTGACACATTCACCGAGGGTCTAGGTGGGCAAAACCTTCAGTATGCTCGCAGTCTTGGCGAAGTTCAAATAGCACTCAAAGACCTAAAGATTGCTATAGGTGAAGTTGTTCAAGAGGCTGGTCTTATAGATGCTGTAGCCAATGCCCTCAGAGATACTGCTAATGCCACACAAAATACCACTGGTGGCATGATTAGTCTTCAAAGTGAATTTAATAGAACCGATCAGGCTGCTAACCCCCTTATTAAAAGTTTACATTTTATTCAAAGACTTTTAGGTGCTGCCCCTGGCGAGTTGTCTGAAGCAATGAAAGATGCTAGCGCCAGCACCGCTGATATAGCCAATAATGCAGAACGTTATCACGCATGGCAATCCGCATTCATTCAAGCACTAATGGAAGGCAACAGTGAATTGTATTATGCCCAAATTCAAACTGAAGCTTTAGATAAATATCTTAGTTCGGCAGCTAACTCTGCTGAAGGTATAGCCTTTCCATTAACTAAAGCTCAAGGTACTGCCGGAAAGTTAGCTACTGAGATGGAACGCACCGCTGATGCAGCATGGAATTTAAGTGATGCCTCAAAACAAGTTGATAGCGCACTTAGTGGTATTTTATCAGGTCTTGTAGCGCAAAAAGATGTACTTTCCGCAGCCGAAATAACAAGTGCTTATAGCAAAGCTAGAGATCAGGCCGAGGGTTTTTACTTTTGGTTAGAGGGTGCCGATGAAGCAAGTAAAGCCCTTTATATCTCTAATTGGAAAGATGCCTTTCTTGAAGAAGGCGTTTTGCGCCGTGAGTCTATTCGCGAACGAGAAAGATTAGAGAGCGAAGCTGCTAGAGCTTCCGAACAAAGATTAAAGAGTTTACAAAATACTATTCAAACTGTCCTTCAACGTGGACGTGAAGTAAAACCATTTGATTTTGCTCTAACAGAAGCTGGCATCTACGAAGATGCACCGTTGGAGAATGCCAGGCGTCTTCAAGCTATTGTTGAGCGTGGTTTTAGCGAGCTTGACGCACATCCAGATTGGGCCGGTATTCTTCAGATTCCTCAAGAAATTCTTACCGGATCGGAAATACAACTTAAACAATGGGCTGCTACCACTGAACAAGCAGTTAGTAATCTTGCCGATCCCTCGCGTATCAATTGGGACGCCTTCTTGCGAGAGTTCCAAAAGCAAATGGAGTTTGAGGCCGGTCAAGAGGCTGTCATTGCCGAGGCTATGAAGCGCCTGACTGAGGCCGGTCTTATTGGAGGTTTCAAGAAAGCCGATGTCAAGCGCCAGCTTGAGGTCGCCGTAGGCAAAAAAGACCCTATCACTTCAGCGTTAGAGTCTTCTATGACAGGCTCTAACCTTGGCATATTTGCTTCAAAGACCTGGGGCGATCAGTTTACCGGACAGGAAAGCAAATTTAACGACATAGGCAAATCTGTCGCTGATTGGATATTTGCCGGTTACAAATCCAGGCTTGAAGATTTAGTCAAAAATCAAGGTTCAGATCCATTTGACGAGAACTTACCACCTCCTAATGACAATGCCAGCAATGGCTCTGTTGGTGGCTATGGACCACTAGAATAACATGGCACTTACCAGCTTAAAATGGGGAACACAAACCCTGCGCAGCGCAACATCTATGCGCCGAAACAAACAGTTCTTTGGCGCTACCAATCGTGTGATGAGTGGTGATCTCCGCGTTCAGGAACATGCTACCAAGTACCAGATAGAGATTACCTGGGATCGTCTGACTGAAGCGCAAAGACAGACACTTGAAAATGCGTGGAACCTGTACAATGATACTGTAGCCGCGCTTGAAGTCGAAGATAGCAACAAAGCCTACATGGACGTTATCTATGTCCTTGCTGTTCACAATGGCTGGACTGAGACAGTACGCTACAACAAACTCTTAGATCAATTCCGCTACGATATTACGCTCCGCTTTGATCAAGTGCCAGCACCGTAATGATTACTGTTAGCCAGGACTTCAAAGATGCTGCACAGGCTTCCTACAACAAGCCTATCGCTCGTATTGGCGTTGATTGGGGGGATGGGTGGGTTGACGAGACGCCTTACCTTATCTCCTTCACCCTGACACGAAGCATCTTTAGCATGGTCGGCGGCGACATCTCCCCATCTGGTACTATTGATGGCGGGACAATTGTCCTCAATAACTTTAATAACCGCTATAGTCCCTATGCCACAGGCGGCGATGAATCTATCCGCAGTCGCTTCGACCCGAGGACATCTTCGGGTCGCGCTGGCATGTATGGGAAAATGTTTTATGTTGACGTTGGTTTCGACCTCGATGGCGGGCCTGAATGGGTGAGGCTATTTACCGGCTTCATCTACTCGCACACCAATTCAGCAGCGCGTGGTACAACCACGCTTGAAGTTCGCGACTATGGTCTTCTATCCCTTCAGGAGCGGATAAGTTCTAAAGTCTACACCGGAAAAACGGCCGATTGGCTGATTAAAGAGTATATCAACCTAAGCACAAGCCCTATCGTCTATGGCGCCACATCGATCGATTCTTCAGCTCGTATTGTTCCTTACGCATGGATGGATGAAGATTCCGTACTTGACGACATTTACGACCTCATTGCTTCCGAGGCAGGTGTAGGCTTCTTTGATGAAAATGGCCTATTCACCTTCTGGACCAATGACCATTGGTTGAAAAATACTTCTGTCTGGAACTTCACAGCCTATGACTTCGCCAATCTCCCAATGAATATCAATCCTGACATGCTATCATCAACAACTATTGTTGAGTATGCACCAAGGACATTAGGACCTGCAGAAGTCATCTGGACATTAGAGGAACAAAAAACAGTACAACCTAAAGAGACGCTGCGCTTTGACATACGTCTTTACCAGCCTATTTATGCTATTGTCCCACCTGTCAAAAATGTGGATTATTTCTTTGTCCGTGAAGGTGGCGTTGACATTAACGTTGACTGTACGTTAACCATCAATTCAGCTGATACACATGCCCAGGTTGTAACCGTAGAACTCTATAACAACAATGCTTATTATTCTGCCAACCTTAATCAGCTTGAGATTCGAGGCATTCCCATTATCGGCAGACCTTCAGCAGAAGAACGCAGAGACTATACTGGATCGTGGCCCTCAGCCCCTGTAGGCTATGCTCGCACTCGTTCTATCCGCAACTCCTTCTACGTTCAAACAAAAGCTCAAGCTGCCAGTTTAGCATCATTTTTGAGAGACAAAAACGAAAGGGTAATCCCTGTCTGGACTCTTTCATCAGTTGCACCCATGCCAGCTATTCAACTTGGAGACAGGGTGACCATTACTGACGGTCTGACCGTTGGCAGTGCTCGTGATGTGCTCGTGCGTTCTATAACTACATCATTCCGCGTGCCGCAAAGTACTGGTGGTGCCGGTGGTCTTTTCTTCAACCAAACGTTTGATGTAGTTGATGCTACAACCATCTACGCCCAGGATGCCAACTATTTCTACATTGGCAATGCCATAGCTACAAATAAAAAGGTCTGGTACTAATGCCCTTTCAAACACCACCCTCTTTTTCTACAGGACAGATTATAAGTGCTGAAGCACAACTCAATGTTTTGGCAGAGAATGTAGAACAACTGTTCTCCGCAGTCTATACTGCGCGTCCATTTTTGATAGGATACCGTTACTCAAAGAACTACCTACAAGAGGGATTTAGCCAGTCTGGACCATGGCAAAGGCTTTATAAAGCTTACATCTATCACTATTTTCCAGCTCCTTTTTATACACCATCTGTTCAGATTACTTATGACATAAAAACAGTTGAAGACGCTCTTAACATACGTATTCAGCTCGTTAATCCTTTGACCGGACAGGTTTACTCTGATACATGGACTGAATCAGTAGGCCAAAATACAACCAAGACAAGAACTATTGCACTAAGTTCTACTGGATGGTCTATTACCAGAGGCAATTTTTATTATGTCACCATAGATGTTTATGGTTTTGAATTTGTTGGCGCAGATGATTCCTTTCTTGTTCTTGGCATAGCTGAGCGAGCAAGCCAAAGTTATTCTGCACATCCAAACTTTGCTATAGGCACATCACCAACAGCCACACAATGGAATAATCTTTCATTAGCTCAAAGTTCTGTTAATGATTCCCTTGCTACCCCCCATTCAGGCTTTGTAGGCATTGGTGGTGTTGTCAACAATGAAACACAAAGTATTAACTTTAATTCACCTAATGCTGCTTATGCGTCTGCTCTTAAAGTAGATAATGATGCCAATGATCTGATCTATCAATTCAGAATGGAATATCCTGGGTCTGGTGAATACCGCGTTTACACCGCTTCACTTAGATCTGAAAACAATAATCTTGACTCCTGGGGATGGGGATATCTTAAATCACCTGGCATCAGCACGACCGACACAACGTTAACAATCAGTGAATTTTGCCAACACGCTTTCCATCCAGGCGATGTTATTTTATTTCGCGATGGTGCAGCCGAGGAACATATAAGGTTAGGTTCCCAATCTGCCTCGAACGTCTACATTAACTGCGAACGTGGTGTTGACGAAACACCTATTTATGCCTGGGATATAGGATCGGAAAAAAGAAATTTTCGCTCTCTCCGCAATGATGAACACGGATGGTATACTACCGAAAAATCTGATGGTAGTGTTGTTTTTGTTGGTGAAATGTACAACCCTTATGGAACTGGCGGTCAATTTTATACCGTCACTATCAACGGATATATCTATCAACCAACAGATGATAATCTTCCAAAAAACTTACATGTTTATTTTGAAGGACTTTTTGAATCTGCTTCCAAACATGTTCCCACAAGTTGGATTTCTCATTTACCACAACCTAGATGGGGGAAGGGCGATTTTATAACAGATGGTGGTGGCCCAGCTTCCATAGCTTCAGCTATGAATGATTTACAAACTCTTGTAACACAGACAGGATTTTTTAATCCAGCTTGTGTTAAATATCGTCCAGAAGTTTCTATCGCTGCTAGGCCAGATATTGTGTTTAGTCCTATTTATTTCATTAGAAAACATCGCTGGCTTTACTGGATGTTTGAACATGCTACCGAGTCTGTCAACGCATCTATCAGCTATCGTAATAACCCCGCTATTGCTCTGTCTGGCACACCTAACGAGTGGCAACTATTAGACCTCAATACACTAAGTGGTTTATATGTAGGTGCTGAGTACACACTCAAAGGTGTTTCCTACGCTATTGAAGTACCGGAGTTGCCAAGTGCCTAAACGTGCTGTTGTACGATCTATTGACCTCGGCAGTTACCAGGGTTCAAAAAGCGGTGGCTCTACCATCATCCAGATTACCGGCGAAGGTGGTGGTATTATTGATACTGGCGAGGTCGTCAAGCAGATTGTTGATACTATGCTCGATGGCCTACCGTATGCGCAGTATATAGGTCCGTCATGTTGGCTTTTAGATAGCATCGACAACATACAAACGACCATACGCGTCAGTGCTCAGCTCTTTAGGACCGGTTCTTGGGTTGCTCTACAGCACTACAGTGTTATGAACCCGGTCGATCCACCTGAGGATCGCGACGGTTACGAGATCATCTCTATTGACAATGATGGTGAGGTGTCCGAAGCCGGAGGTTACACCTACAACGTTACCCGGGCTGTTGCAAATACACAAGCTAATGCTTATCCGGCCTACAACACAATGCTTGTGCAACTCACCGTTCTTGACGAAGGTGGCGGCTACTTTGTGCTCAGTAGCGGCATCCCTGGTGGCGGCATCCCTAATGTCAACGTGTGGGCAGTTGAGAACAGTGTACCTGTCTGGAAGAGTCGCTATGGTCGTCTAACTGGTGTGCCACAGTCTTACAAAGACCTCTTTCCTGAAGTGCTGCCCGAAGAATGGGATACCCATGGCATTGCGCTCACCAATGCTTTTCTCTCCGGTTTGATGGTCGCTGACCGCATTATCATCCAGGATGACATCACATCACGTGGCAGCATCACCGCACGTCCTTACAATCAACCTGACGCTATTTCATTGGGTGAGACACCAGCCGGGAATGGGTTGGCTGTGTTATCTGTCACTGGTCGGCCTTGGTTTACTGCCGTTCATCCTACTACCCTTACTGGTGGTCAACGTGTGACCAGCAATGATCAGTCGCACCGTATAGAGACCACGCAAGGCGAGCTGATCGACGAGTTTACTTTTGATGATAGCGCCAACACATGGGCCAGGATGATCGGCGCAGTTATTCAATCCGAGCGAGACAAACTCGCTTTTTTCAGCTCTAGCCCAATCGCCAAGCCGACTATTACTGGCGTCTCCCTCTCAGAAGCTGAGAAGAACTTGCTTGCCGCACTTGGCAACTATGGCTTGATTACCAATAGTACAACGTACTCACGCCCACTCACCTTTATTGTCAAAGACACAACCTATCAGGCTGTGGTCGGTGACCTTGTACTCGCTGACGCCAGTGGTGGTGACTTCACAATCACAGCTCCAACCTCACCCAATGCCAATGATCGTTTTGGCGTTAAGTTGACCGACACAAGCCGCAACATTGTGACAGTCACTGCCGGCTCAACTACGATTGAGAATCCCTACCCCCTCACTGTCGAAAACACGTCCGTCAAACTTTTCTCTATTGGCGCCCTTGTCATCTGGCAATATGATGGTACACAGTGGTTTATTGTCGGCAGTACCAATGTCGATACATACAAAGAAGTCTGGTACGTTACCGCAGCAAGCAGCATTGCTTCTGGTGGCACGACTTTAACCTGGACATTTGACGCCAATCTCTCTGACGGTGACACGGCCATGCTTGCCAGTTATGCTACTGGTGTTTGGACGTTTGGCCTTGACATTATGCTCAAAGTTAATCTTAGCATTCGTACCGAGTTTGCGTTATCCTCTACAAATCAAGATGCGCTTGTTGATATTACCGATAGCTTTTCTGGTGCTGGTGCTAATCGTTTTGCTGGCATAGCTTCAGTACTTGCCCATACGCGATCAGGCAATTTTGATTTTTCAGCTTCCTGCGAAGGCGCTTACAATGTTGCTGACGGTGACACCCTCTCTTTTGTAGCAAGCTCAGATGCCAGTCAAACAGGATCCACTAACATTGTCGAAGGCATTATCGTTTTCACAGTAGGGTAGTTATGAGAAACTTTTTGAACCTCACCAAAGAAAAGTGGTTGAACCTGAGTAGAGAACAAAGGGTCGTTTTTATCATCTTTGTTCTTGTAATGATCGCTCTTGGGCATCTGTGTTGGCATAATATTTTCCATGATATAGAAGAACCACCTTCAAAAAGTGCGCGTTCTCTTGTTGCTACAGCTACACCAGAACCAGATTTTATGATCTTGTCTGACGCTCCCCCCTTCTGGCCCGGTCAAGTGAAGTGGGGTACACCTTATGTTCCCCCGCTTGCCCCCACCCCGGCTAGACTGCCAGAGTTTGACGATGAGTTTCCTCGTATCTATGCTTTGATGCTCAGTAATCTTCCTGACGACCTTCTTGGCGCTGCTGCCGTTAATAATGCCAAAAAGTATGATATTGTTGAAATTCAACATGAGGGGATGCTGGTCACCTCGATTGGTGGCACACCTGTACCTAGCGGCACGTATGGACAGTGGTTGAAAAGCCAACGCGACTACCCTGGCACCATGCGTATTGCCGGACACACGCAATTTAAAACGTATGGTCAGGCTGGTTGGCATGGCACCAGTCCCACTTATTTTCAACCAACACCAACGGCTACTCCTGGTACGTTTCCAACAACTACACCCGTTTGTAATCCGTCTGATATCTGGTGCTCTCGCCGCATTAGGGACTACCTTGCTGCTAATAAAAATCCTACAAACTGGTCTGCTTCCTGTACTGGCGAGGGGTTTGGCATGTGTGATCAAAATGCTACTCCTCATCCTCTTACATTCTCATGGCCCCAACTCAATAACTACAATGGCCCCGAGGCGCACCGTATCAATGGCGACGATACTTATACTGAATGGTATTGCAATTTCCTGACCACATTGTGGAATGCCAATGGTGCTGATTTTATTCGTGACGATGCTGCTGTCCAGCATTTTCACACTTACCTCACATGGCCCCATGACGCTGACTATAATGGTACTTTAGACGAGACTCAATTTGGCGGTGGTGAAGAAGGTAAAAGAGGCCAGGACATGATGAACAATTATGGCCTTTACGATCTTTATGCCTGTTTGCGTAACAACGACATACGTATTTGGGGCAATGGCATGTGGGAGCCTGACACATTAAGCACCGGCCTTTTCCCACTCACTTACATGCAAATGGCATCCGTTGACGGTTTCATGATGGAGATCATCGACGGTGGTAATTACACCATTCCTCCATTTGGTTATATGAAGAACTGGAATGGCACCGCTTATGCCTGTCAGTGGGATTGTATGCAAAAAATTGCCTATGACTTTGATCAGAATGGCAAACAAAATGTCTTTCTTGGCACTAAAAACTTGTTGTCTTCTAATTATAGCTATTGGGATACTGAGGCCGAGATGCAAGAGTATTATTACGCATCTACTCTACTCAATAACTCGTTTTTCTCATGGCAGCCGTTAGGTTTGACCGTACCACCATGGTATGACAACTACAGGATTACTTTTGATCCTCTTAGTGGTCCTAGTGGTCGTTGTGTACCCGGCACTGATCCTAATGGTGCTAAGTGGTTAGGTTTTCCCACAACCGCCCCACTACGTAATGGCAGCGGCATCCCCATGAGCGACTGGCTGACAAGTTCATCATGGCAAAATGTTGATAACGATCCCTGGGTTCGATACTTTCAATATGGAGCTGCCGTTGTTAATCCAACTGCCAATCCCCGCATTGTCACTATTCCCGCTGATCGTTACGCACTACCTTACTCTACTGCCAAGCTTAGTTCTTCTGTATCACTTGATCCCTATCAAGGTTTAATCCTCTGCGACATTGAGACGATGAGTGGCAGATTAGCTGCTGCATCTGTTACCCCTACCCCTGGTGGCACGCCTCCTACTGCGACAGTTACACCAACAGCAACACCCATTTTGAGTGCTGCTACCATTACACCACTGCAAGATGCTTATATCAGCAACTATATAGCTGGTGATGAGAATACCAACTTTGGCACACAAACGGTAATGAGGATTAGACCAAATCCGGCTTACTCATCACTCATTCAATTTGATCTAAGCTCTATTCCTGCTGGGAATGTCGTTCATGATGCAGAACTGCACATTTATGCTACTGGCCGATCTAATGCCAATGTGATGACGCTTAACTTCCACAGGTTACTCAAACCTTGGGTTGAAACTGAAGTTACAGCCAATCAAGCATCTAGCTCATTAGCATGGCAATCACAGATGGCCCTTGGCGCGGCAGACATTGGTGCTTCTGAGTCTTCTTTTGTCATGCCTACCAACAGTGGTGATTATCCTGGCTGGATTGTTGCCGATGTCACCAGTATGGTTCAGGCATGGCATGGTGGCGCCAACAATTACGGTTTCTACATACGCAACGACCCTACAACTGCTTTTGCTGTCCAATACTCTTACTCAACCAGAGAAGAAATATCCACCTTCAGACCTTATCTTGTTGTCTATCATGAGGGGCCGACAGCAACGCCAACTGCTACAACAGAAAACACAGCTACCCCAACTGGCACGCCTACAGCTACTCCCACTGGTACACCAACAGCTACACCAACTAACACCCCTACCCCCACTGCTACGCCTACTTCACTGCCAAGCAGCATACAAGGTTTTGTTTGCTATGACGATGATGGTAACGACATTTGTGATGTCCTCGATCCTGGCATTGAAGGGGCTGTCATTGCTATTAGTGGTGCAGCCGTAGCTACTGTTGTAACAAATCCATCTGGTGTCTATACCTATAACCAGCTCCCCGATGGTGAATCATGTTTTGACATACAATCACTACCACCACCCTACACCAGTCAGCCCATTATCTACCCGGCTGTCAGGCCAGCGTGTTACACATTCTTCAACGGTTCGATTGAGAATCAAGATTTTTGGGTCGGTTCTATCCCCACAGCTACGCCTACCTTGACGCCGACTGCTACGCGCACGCCTACACCGACACATACGCCAACAAAAACACCAACGCCGACAGCAACACCAACAGCTACGCCAATTATTCGTGGAGACATGGGTGTCCTTATACCACTCTACAGCTATCCTAACTGGTATAACCCGAGCGCCTACATCTACGATGATGTTTCTGCCCGCGGCAATGATGTTGACATTATCGCCGTTCTTAACTGGTGTAATGGTCCCGGTCGCGAAAGTGATGTTTGTGGAGTAGGTGTTTACAACCCACCTTATCCCAATAGCGATCATACCACCGGTATGAATGAGCTGGCTAGCGGCAATGTTGCCATGTACGGCTATGTTAGCACCAACTATAGCGGCCGCAACATCTCTGAAGTTTACGCCGACATTGACATGTGGGCTACAACTTATTCGACCTGGGTAACGGGTATCTTCTTTGACGAGGTTAGCACCAGTACAGCGGCCACACCATTCAACTACTACACAACGCTCTACAACTACGTTAAGACTAACTATGGCCTTCAAGTTGTTCACAATCATGGTACTGAACCATCGTCAAACGCTTATCTGGCAATCAATGACATAGATGTTTACTACGAGAACACCTATGCTAACTTCTATCCTTACTCACCTCCTGCATGGATGGCTACAACACCGTCTAGCAACTTCTCTGCCCTCATCTACGAGACCAGTAGCTTGCAGATGCAAACAGCCATACAAGAGGCATGGGATAGTAACTATGGTTGGCTTTACACCACTGACGACAATCTACCTAACCCATGGGACACCCTTCCCGGCTATTGGGATTCTTTTATAGATACAATTGTCGCACTCAACAGCTCATTGCCGACACCAACACCCATTCCACCGACTGCTACACCAACACCAACAGCAACTCCCACTGCTACACCAACAGCCATTCCCACACCTGGCACTAGCGTTTGTTGGGATACTGGCGAAACATTGGTGATGCTTAGTTCTCTAGATACCGATTACATTGACCTATCTCCTGCCGATCTGGTTGTTGACTGGTACAACTGGTACAACACAAATGAGTCATGGAGTAATGCCAACTCTACCCGGTGGCCTGTCTTCCAGGCAGCGTTAAGCCCTAAGGGGTACAATCAAATCTTCTTTGACACCGGAGATCGTCTTACTGGCACATTCACAGGTCATGGCTCACCATGGACTATCTCAGGTTGTGTCAATCCCCTCTCTACCGGTCTTGTCTGGTCTACTGCCAGCAGAAACTATCGCATGGAGATTATAGGTCCTAACCTCCGCGTGGGTGGCGCCGAGTTTATCGAAGTATTGAACGCCATTACTATTGATGAACCTTTCTGCTTCTTGCACGAGGCAGATGATACTGACTCCGCGCTTTATGTTTTTACAGAAACAAGAGGCACATTTTCAACCTCAGGCACAACGACCAATTGGGCGCTTGGCACCGATCTTAACATTCCCGATAGTACAGACTCTGCTATTACCGGAGACTACTATGAGATCTCCGCAGCATTTGGCACACTCAGCCCTGCAGAGGCACTTTGTTGGCAAAATCGTTTCAACCAATACTGGCTCTCTCCTCCTCCTACAGCTACCCCCACCCCAACACCAGTAGCTACCAATACACCGACCCCCACTGTCACACCAGAGCTAACAAATACACCCACCCCGACACCTACTCGTACTGTTACGGCAACACCAACCCCTACACTTACACCAACCCCTATTGTCTTTGGCACCATCCTCAACAGTGTTGCATTTGGCAATGACGATGCCAATGGCAACGGTCTGGTTGAACCTGTGTTCGACCAGTGCATTGAGCTTTACAATAGTTCCGGCAATACTGTCAATATGCGCGATTGGACTATTGAAAATGCAGGTACAGTTCTCTATCAGTTCCCCTATAACGTCTATATCTATCCTAGTCGTCATTACGTCATTTATGCTGTAGACTGGTACGAGACACAAACATACATCACAACTGGCGCTCTCACCCTTAAAGATGCAAGCGGAACTATCCGCGATACAACTACCATCAACTCTACTGCTGTCGCATCATGGCAAAGACGACCTGACGGTAACGTCTGGGTTAGCCATACTGCCAGCTCGTGCGGTCTATCCAACTCGGTGAACTAATATGCCACAAGCTATCAAAGTTATTGACGATCATGCCGAACTCATCAACCGAGGTGCTGTTGATGCACATGCTCAGTATGAACTTGTCAGCGTTGCTAACTCAACCTATCTCTACCAAGATGGTTCTGTTGCTGGCGCTACATCACAAATCCAGTCATTCACCAATGGTATACAGACTGCCGTTCTCAAGCTGCCCGTTCTTGAGAGTGCTACAGCTTTTCAACTCTTAGGTGCTGACAGTACACCCTATCTCACTGTTGATACCACACCGACTAACTACGACCGTCTTACTTTTTGGGATTACATGCGCTTCGACCGAACTGGCATTACCTTTGCAACAGAGGGTGGTCAGTTCGATAACTATGGTCTTAAATGGCACCATCCAGACTTTGGCGATACGGTAATTGCACAGTTCTCCATTCAGTTTGATCTTGGCGATCCTATTGACGTCAAACTTGACACCACAAAGATGCTTGCTATCCATTCTGGCCAGTATATCAGCATCATTTCTGATGGTTCTCTTTACCTGCGTGGTGCTACTGGTGTAATTGTAGATGATGGTACAGCTCAACAAAATCCTGTCAACCTTTCTAATCTTGCTGACCCCCAGGCTGATCGTGATGCTGTCAATCGCCAATACGCTGACACTACTTATGCCTATGATTCTGATCTTGCCAACTATCTCAACGTTGATGGTTCTGTGGTTGGTGCCACTTCTCAGGCCCAACAGTTCACCAA